AAAGATGGAATATCTGGAATTAAACAAGCAGCACAAAATATATCTTCAGGATTAGTATCATCTACTGCTTCAACATTGGCTTCTGGCGTATCAAACTTACCTGGAGGACAAGATGCGGTTTCTATGGTTAATAATTTAGCAAGTAATGCTAAAAATATTCCAAACACAACTGATCTTAAAGTTGCTATACAAAATGAAGCAACGTCAGCACTAAACAACGTACAAAATCCATTAGGCAATAACCCAAATTTACAACTTATAAATGCTACTGCAAGTGATGTGAAAGCATTAGCAAGTAAAGAAGGATTACAGAAATTAATAAATGCAGGATTGCCTGCTAGTAAGGTAGCAGAAGCTCAAAATGCATTATCTGCGATTACAGCACAGGGTAGTGGCATTAAAATGCCTTCTATAGGTGTTAACACTAATGATAGAAGTGGAGTAGAAGCAGGTGTTAAGGATGCACTAGAAGATCCGGGACTCCCCGCCCCAACATATGGCGAAATTAATACCGCTGCTTTAGAACCTAAAGTTAAACAGAATGAAGAGGAACTAAGAGCCTTATTTAAAGTGGTGCAAGAAAAAGATCGTGAATATCAAACAGCCTATGATGAATTAGAGGCAGCACAAAAAGCATTAGATATCGCACTAAAGAACTCAGTTCAGGGTGATCCTGCTATAGCAGGATTACGTCAGACTAGAGATCAGAAATATGCTGAAGTTGAGAAGAAAGAAAAGGCACTAAAAGAATCAGAAGAAGTTTACGAAGCTGCAAGAAACGCACCGAGACGTAGACCACAACCTAGTAATGTTGTTGTGACTACTGGAAGTCCCGACAATAATCTTGTAGTGTATAGATCAGTTAATGCTCAGGGTGATGAAGAAGTAGGCTATATTGAAAAGAAAACTGAAATCAAAACTACAAGTACTAAAACTAAAGGGACATAAATAGTTTTATGAGTGAGTACATAGGATTCTCAACTAAAAATGCAAACAAGCCGCAAACAGTTAATGCCCCTATAGGCTATCAGGGAGGCACAGGAACTGTAACTGAATCTATTATACCCGGCAAAAAATTTAGATTGGTAGATTCTAATTTAGTCATACAAGATTTTGTTAACGCATTAAACATACGCAGGGGTACTAAGGTAGGTCAACCCCAGTACGGAACAGACCTATGGAATTTTATATTTCAACCCAACATCCCAGAAGTACAGCAGGCTTTACAAGAAGAAATTGTAAGAATTGCAGCCGCTGATCCGCGTTTGCAACTTAATTTTGTGAATGTTTATCCAAGAGATAACGGGATATTGCTTGAAGTTGAAATGGCTGTCGTTCCGTTTAATCAAGCAAGATTATTAAGTATCTTTTTTGATTCTAGCACTAATACAGCATCTTTATCTTAAAATATCGGTTTTTATGGTTAGATAAATAATAAAACGAGATTTATTATGGCTACAAGTTCTAGACAAAGTGCTTTGTTTGGTATTAATGATTGGAAAGCAATCTATCAGACCTTCCGTCAGGCAGACTTTCAGAGTTATGATTATGAAACACTACGTAAAAGTTTCATAGATTATTTGCGTGTCTATTATCCAGAAACATATAATGACTATATTGAGAGTAGTGAATTTATTGCACTATTAGACGTTATGGCCTTTATGGGTCAAGGTCTTGCGTTTAGAAATGATTTGAATGCGCGTGAAAATTTCATAGACACTGCTGAACGCCGTGATAGCGTAGTCAAATTAGCCAATCTAGTAAGTTATACACCAAAGCGTAATATTGAATCACAGGGATTATTGAAAGTTACTAGCATTCAAACTACTCAAAACCTAGTTGATTTCAATGGTGTTAATTTAAGTAATTTAACTGTATTATGGAATGACCCAGCAAACCCAAATTGGTTTGAACAATTCAATACCATTATTAATGCAGCATTAGTAGATAGTCAACGTATAGGTAGACCAGGAAATATCGCTGAAATTTTAGGTGTGACTACAGCAGAATATGCACTACAAATTCCCGCAGAGAGTTTACCAATAGTACCATTTACTTCAACAATTGATGGTATTACTATGGGCTTTGAACTAGTAAGTGTCACTAGTGTTGACGAAGATTATCTATATGAAATCCCTCCTGCACCTACTGGTCGCTTTAATATGGTATATCAAAACGATAGATTAGGTTTTGCTAGTCCGAACACAGGTTATTTTTTCTATTTTAAACAAGGTTCATTAACTAACTTTGACTTTACGTTAGAACAGCAAATTTCTAATCAATCAGTAAATATTGATATACAAGGTATTAATAATGAAGATACTTGGTTATATCAGTTAAATCTTAATAACAACACAAGAACTTTATGGCGTCAAGTAGATAATGTTTATGCTAATGCCTATCTACAAACTGAAACTAGCAAAAAAAGTATTTTTAGTGTAAGTTCAAGATTCAATGATCAAGTAACTTATAACTTTGGTGACGGAGTATTTTCAAATATTCCTGTAGGAACATTTAGAGCCTATGTACGTAGTAGTAATGGTTTAACTTATACTATTGATCCAAACGAGATGCAAGGTATTACTGTTGCATTTAACTATATCACAAGACAAGGAAAGATTGAAACTTTAGCAATTGGATTACAACTTACACAACCTATTAGTAATGCTCAAGCAAGAGAATCATTACCTAGCATAAAACAACGCGCACCTACAAGATACTATACACAAAATCGTATGGTAAATGGAGAAGATTATAATAATTTTCCATATACATTATACAGTTCTATCATCAAGAGTAAAGCGATAAATCGTAGCAGTGTAGGTGTAAGCAAAAATTTAGACTTGTTGGACCCAACAGGTAAATATTCAAGCACTAATACATTTGCTGATGATGGTGCCATTTGGGAAAATAACGACGATACAGTTTTAACTCTAACAGTAAACAATAGCCCTAGCGATATCATCGCCTTTTTGACTGATACGTTGGCAAGCACACTAGCACTTAATAGATCAAATCAATATTATATTAATCAATCAAATGATAGTTCAACGGCGTGGTATAAAAGATTTGATTTGCCTACAAATCCAGCAGATCCTTTAACAGGATCGCAAGTTGTATATTGGAGTAGTAGCACAGTTGATGCAAATAGTCAAACAGGATATTTTTATACGATAGATCAAAATTCTGAAATACCTACATTTGTTGGAATATTTTCAACTACAAATACAAAATATGTAACTAAGGGCGCACTATTAAAATTTGTTGCACCGTCAGGGTATTATTTTGATAGTAATAACAGATTAGTAGCAGGTATATCCGGACCAAACAAACCTAATATATCATGGACTACTGTTTTAAATGTAATAGGCGACGGCACCAATGCAGGTCAGGGACAATTTTCAAATGGCACAGGACCGGTAATACTTAATGGTTATATACCTGCAGAATGTATTTTAGAACAAATAATACCTGTATTTGATAATTCGCTTCCTGTAGAAGTCATACAGGACGCTATTGTTAAAATGGAATTGCAACAAAGTTTTTCTTTGGTATTCAACAATTCATTATTAATTAATCAAAATAGATGGATAGTCAGACCAATTGATGATGCAAATTGGTTTGTTAAATTTATTTCAGATCCCGCGATAAACAGATATACCATTATAGTTAAATCATTAAAGTATTATTTCGGCAGCGTCAGTCAAACTAGGTTTACTTTTGCATTGGACGAGATTGTTTATGATCCATTCAGCGGTAAAATTTTACAAGACTTTATAAATGTATTAGGTATTAATACTCAACCAGAATCACTTAATGCCTTAGGTAAAGATTATAAAGTTAATATCATTGGACAGACTGTGGAAACTGACGGTTATGTAAATGATTTTGAAGTTGAAGTTAGCGCAACCGATATTAATAATAAACAATTAATATTAAATCCTGATTTTTTTACTACCATAACAGGAGTAACTGCTAATGGTAATAATTCTGGATTTTATGTATTTTTTGAAACAGTGCAGGATCCGATCAATTTAACAAGATTGCAACTAGTGCGTACAAACACTATCAATTATCAATATAGCACAAAAAATGAAATAGAAGATGTTAAGTATGAATATCCCGTAGGTCAACTATTTTTTGCTAATCAAGAACCATTAGAAAGTAATCCTTCAGTAAAAGGAATATTTTATAAGACAGTGCAAAATACAGCAGTCAATACAATAAGTTACGATTTAGTAATTCAGAATCAATTTTCGTTTGAATACGGTAGACAAGGTTTAAGTTATCAATATCGCCATAATAGTAATAATACTACACGTATTGATCCTGCTACAACAAATATAATTGATTTATACGTAGTAACACAGGCATACTATACTGCTTATCAGAATTATATTCAAGACAGTACAAATACTGTACCAAAACCATTACAACCTACTATTGCTGAACTAAGCGCAGCATATGGTCAGGTTCAAGATTACAAAATGTTGAGTGATTCTGTGGTCTTAAATAGTGTTGTGTTTAAACCTTTGTTTGGTCCTAAGGCAGATCCAGCACTACGAGGAACAATTAAAGTTATTAAAACAAATATAACAACAGCAAGTGATAGTGAAATACGTAGCGCAGTTTTAACAGCAATGAATACATACTTTGATATAAACAATTGGAATTTTGGTGACACATTCTTCTTCTCAGAATTAAGCGCATACCTACATAATCAATTAGGAGATCTTATAAGTTCTGCCGTATTAGTGCCTAATAATCCTAACGAGCCTTTTGGAACATTATATGAGATTAAGAGTGTACCTTATGAAATTTTTGTAAATGGTGCGATTGCCGAAAATATTTTAGTGATTGCCGCCCTTACACCAAACGAATTACAGATAGCTTAATAAAATGACACGCATTAGAACGTTAGAATTTTTACCAGAAATCTTTCAAACGCCAACAAATGAACAGTTTTTGTCGGCTACTCTTGATCAATTAGTAAATCCCCCTGTAACAATTAAGGTACAGGGATTTGTTGGTAGCACAATAGGATATGGTGTCAATGCTACTGATTATTATGTTACAGAACCTACAAAGGTTAGAAAGGATTATCAACTAGAACCTGGCGTAGTATTTCTAAAAAATAATCAGAGTAAAGCATTTGACTTTTTGAGTTATCCAGGTATATTAGATGCATTAAAATTACAATATGGCTCTACAAATAACAATAATGATTTGTTTGAGAGTCAATTTTATAGTTGGGATAGTTTTACTGACTTAGATAAAATTATCAATTTCAATCAATATTATTGGTTGCCGCAAGGTCCTCCGCCTGTCGTTGTAACAAACGAAACAGTCTATCTTGAAAATCAATATACTGTGATCAGCGGCGAAAATGTCTATGAAATAAAATCTGTTGAGTCTAGTGGGTTTGCTGATAACCCAACATTAACATTAATTCGCGGCGGTACATATACTTTTAATGTTGAACAAGAAGGTGATTTTTGGATTCAAGGTGCACCGGGAGTAAATGGTACTAGTATAACACAGCCTAATTTTAGTGTCAGATTAACTGATTTGGGCGGTGTAATTAACAATGGCGCAAATTCGGGAACAATAACATTTAACGTACCTGCAAAGGACGCGATGGATGAATATAACTATGAATCAGCAGTTGGTGTCCCCCCGTTCGTGGTTTCTACAAAAAGTTTTGAACAGATACAAGGTTTGCCTTTAAGTCAGGTAGGTAATATTGATGGTGTTAC